TTGCATCGGAATCAACTGTAATGCCCTTCCACTTGGAAAGAGTTTCATTCGTTTCACCATAAGCAAACTGTTTGATGTGAACCATTTCATGTGCAAGAGTTTTAAATATCTCTGCGGCACCAAGCCACGGATGAATTTCAATCATAAACTCTCTTGCTTTGTTTGAAGCATTATATTCTTCTATTGAAGCGAAAGCCCAAACTTTTAATTTCTGATTGAATTTGATAGTGAGGTGTATGTTGTCTCTGAGTCTCTTAGATGGTATAAGATTTTGAGCATAGAATTCCACAGCCCTTCTCACAAAAGGTTTGAAATCTTTATCTGGACAATTAATGATATTGACCTGCATTTTGGCTCCAGTGACTACTGGTATTTAGGTGCTCAAAGATTTCATAATGTGAAATTAAACTTGAGTTACCTGAACTCCAGCCTTCTCTAAGAATCTAATCCCGTCATCAGAACGGTAACTATTGCGATAAAACACATTATTAATACCAGACTGGTAGACCAACTTGGCGCAGTCCAAACAAGGAGCATGAGTAATGAATAGTGTAGCATTAGCACCACTTTCAGTCGATTTCGCCAACTTTGCAATTGCATTTGTTTCAGCATGAAGTACCTCAGGTTTTGTTTTCAATGTATATGTTGCATTCAATTCTTTTTTATGTTCTTCTTTCCATGGACTGATTGGATATTCATCTTCACAATTGTTATCCCAACCGGAGGGCATTCCGTTATAGCCAATGGAGATGATGCGGTCATCTTTTACAATGATCGCACCAACATGAAGCCTACGTGCTGAGGATAGTTCTGCAAACACCTCAGCCGTTTTCATATAAGCATCAATAAATTTTTGTTTCATAATATTTGGTCCGGCGACCAGGAATCGAACCTGGATTGATAGCTTAGAAGGCTACTGTTCTATCCATTGAACTACCGCCAGATTTTTAAACTTCAATATACTGCAATTCAAAATTATCGGCAGAATCTTCATAATCTACATAACCACGTGGATTACATACAATACGAGTTGAGCCAATCATATAATCAAACTTGTCGTGTGTGTGACCATGAGTCCACACTTTAATCATTGGACGATCCAAAATAAATTCGGATAAATCCGAACTATATGCACCATTCATCATCGTATCGTTCTGATACTTAGGCTTAGTCGATAACTTAGATGGAGCATGATGACCAACAACAACGATTTTTTCATTAGGTAATCCTGCACAAACATCATCAATCAATTTCAACATTGCTTTGTGTTCAGTAACAGATCGTTCAGGACTAAACTTACCTGTACGTGTATGATAATTACCATCAGCATCACGATAATGAGTAGAAGCATCCGAATCTTCAATGATGCGGTAATCATTCATATAGCCTTTGATACTATACAAAGTATGTGGGTCTTCTTTGTTCATATCGGTCCAAAGAGTACCGCAAATAAATGTTACACCATTAAAAGAAACAAATTCTTTTTCCATAACATGAATGTTAGGAAATACAGACAAAGCACTACACAATAGACCATAAGAATTTGCAAAGTCTCCGTGATAATGTTCGTGATTACCCATAATGTAAATAACATTCTTGAATTCTTTGGAACATTGTTCAAAGAATTTCATCCAATCTTTACTATTACGTATAGATTCAGGAGAAACTAAATGTTTAGCAACACAAATATCACCGGACAGCACCAATACGTCAGCACCTTCGGTGTTGTTAAGTTCAATTCCACCAAACTCAAGGTGAATATCTGACGCAAGAGCAAATTTCATTTTAATCTTCTTTAGTTTTAATAGAGAGCATACAAAGCCCCGCAAAGAGGAACCACCAACCAGACCAATCATAAAATTGGACTAGACAAGCAGTACCAGATAGTATTGCTAAATTATAACACAAAACCATTGCAACGTCAAGGCTATGTTTATTCATATTAGCCTTTAACTTTTTCCAAAGAGTCTTTTCGCATGTAATGAAGTTGTTGTGTCAGAGTTTGTGTTGGTGGAAATTTAGTCACAGGAATAAAATCTACACCATCAATCTGTTTCAAATCCCAATGCGAAAAGGTATAATACACCTCTGTCGGTGAAAGACGATTACGCATTGTAATGTATTTTTGTGTTACAGGTTTCATGGTTTAATCAACATAAACAAAAAACAAATAGCCAGCACGGTAAAAGTTGGCAGGCGTCCGAATAATGCTCCTAAAAAAGCACCGATAGCAAAAATACTTGTAGGGGTTAAAAGAAGTTCCATGTTAGAATCCAAGTTATTTACAAGGATTCTAACACTACTCACATATTATGGCAACAGGTCTGTTGTTTTTTTGCTACCAATCTCAATCTTACGTGGTTTCTTTTCTTCCGGAATAATATTTTCCAGATTGATAACCAGTAATCCATCAACAATATCGGCATCTTTAACAACGACCGTATCAGAAAGTACAAATTTGTGGGAAAAATCCCTTGTACCAATTCCACGGTGTAGGTATTTGTCCGATGTTCTGGCAGTTTTGATAGCACCATTTACGTGAAGTTTTCCACCTTCTGAAGTGATTTCAATCTCATCACGTTTGAAGCCGGAGACGGCAATCTCAATCGTGTAATTTTCATTATCTTCTTTAATGATATTATATGGTGGATAAGTTTGGATTTTAGCACCTTGTCCAAGAAGATTATCGAATTCTTCAAAGGTACTTAGTAGTCGGTCGAAACCAACAGTGGAAGGAAGCAAAGATTTGCCGTATGGCAATGATAGATGTGTCATAGTTTTCTCCTAAAAGCGAGTTGATTAAAAGTGATACCCCGAAGGCATATCAGCTGGTTACTTTATCCAGCGCCTACTAACGAGAGGCAGTTCAATTGCTCGGACGCCTTTTTACCGTTGACATCAAACGGCCCTAAGGTGGGCTAAATCGTGACAGTTGTTTACATGGTTACTGTCGCCATGTTCCCATCCCGAGTGAGATACTTTTATTTATCCAAGTTGCCAAGTTTTTTTGTTATCGTGAATTGCTACGGTACAAGATTCATCTGTATCGATTTGCTTATGCGTTAAAAACTTAATATTATTTTTTCCTAATAACCACTCAGTTAAAGCATAGACACTATAAGGTTCTGTTATATCATCTCTACGTTCTGTACGTATCTCACAATATTTTAAAAATTCGTTTGTTAAATTAGGTTTACTAATAATAACAAAATCATCTACTAAATCCGTTTTCATACCTCGATTATAGAAGTGTAAACTATTTCTTTTGGGAAATATCATATCTGCATCATCAAATAAAGAATAGACTTCATCAAAATTTAATTTCCAATGAATGTCAAAGTCGGAATATAATCCACCAAATCTATTCATTGTTGTATATCTAGCTAATTGTAATTTGTGAAATAGACTAGACTCCGAATAAAACTTATTAGACTCGAAATCTAGGTCTGTCCAAATTTTAAATTCATAATCAGGATTCATTTGTTTAGTTCGATTAAAATTATCCATAAATTTTTCTGGAACTTTTTTATCACCGACCCAAATATAATGCACCAAATTATTAATTTTTTTCATATTTTCAATTAAACATTCTGAAGATAGAATTATTTGTCTACGACTTGAGGTTTTTTACCAATATTGTATTTGGGTATCAATTCCCAATCAGCCTTCTCTTTGTGTGAAATAATTTTCACCTGTGATAAAGATACTGTTGGTTCTTTAGTTTGTTCTTTGTTAACAATTTTAAGAAGTTCCCAATCTTCCAATAAATTAGCTACCGTATTTCTACGTGCAAGATCATTGTCGGTAATATCTGTTGGTTTACCATCTAAAGAAAAGAGTTCTTTAAAGTGTGTAATATAATATTTACCTTGCTTGTGTAGAATGTGACAAGACTGATAGAGTATTTTTTCTTTTTTAGATGCAACACCAATTCGAGTAAGTGTCTCTCTCACTTTCAAAAAATCATCCTTTTGGTCAAGTGTCACCTCTACCATATCTTCTATTTTAATCATCGTTTTTTCACTCCGCCTTTTTCTAGTTTTTCTTTTATCAAAGCGATTTGTTCATCTGAAAGAATACGTAGGGCTTCTTTGGCTTTCTCATTAGAATAACCAAAATACTCCTTCACACATTCTATGTCCTGTATGGCCGTAGCATTCTGCCACTTTTCAAACTTACGTTTAATAGGCCTAATGGTATTTAGAAGATATTGGTATTGAAGTTTTTTGGGTAGACCATGATTTATATTCATCTGGTTTGCGTATAAAATACAATCCATATGATAAGAGAGTGAACGGTTTACGATAAACGGTGCGTAGTCCTTTTCGTTATCAAGTACGTCTTTTTTTGTCTGTAGAATACTTGGAACAATGTCTTTAAACAGATCAGCCATTATTTGAACTCACACTCAATCATAAACTCAGTCAAACAAGCAATCAAGTTAATCTCTTGGTCGGCAACAAAAGCGGCTTGATACTGGTACTTGGATAGAACCAAAACAGCAGGAGGAATACTTTCTGGCTTCAGAAAGTCATACATGCTGTCATAGATTTTACGTAGAACTGTAGCAGGATCCGAATCTATATTATTTGTCACCCATTTACGTGCAGTACCAAAGTCTTTACCTTTTAGTGCTTTGACCAAATCGGTAATATTAACGTCAGCAACTAGGGCAAGGATACCTTTGTCGATAGTTTTATCACCATTTGATGCATATCTTTGTATTTCATTTAGAACACGGCGGTTATCAGGAAAGTGTTTAGTAATAACAGCGGCAACAACTTGCTTGTCATATGTGACACCTTCTTCAGAAAGAATCCATTCCAAACGTTTGAAGAACTGTGTGGCCATCTTTGCTTTTTGACCATTCTGTAGTTTAAATTCTACAACTGAACAACGAGAATGGAGTGCATCCATAATCTTGTGTTTGAAGTTACATGTGAAAATGAATGAACAGTTTACTGCAAATTCTTCAATAGAACCACGTAGTGCGGCTTGTGCATGGTGTGTTAAGTAGTCAGCTTCATCAATGATGATGACTTTGCGACCACCAGAAAGGCTCATTGATGACGCATAATTTTTGACTTTGATTCGGATGTAGTCAACACCGTTGTCGTCCGATCCGTTGATGACAATATAGTCGCAACCGACTTCTTCACAGAGGGCTTTTGCGATTGTGGTTTTACCAACTCCCGCCGATCCAGTAAGTAGCAAATTTGGGATTTCTTTTCTGTTAACATATTCCTGAAAGGTTGATTTGATAGTCTCCGGAAGAATACAGTCCTCAATTTTGTGAGGACGATACTTTTCCACCCATAGCATTTGATTGCTTTCCATTCACATACTCCATAATATAAAAATTTATTGTATCACATCTTACGCCAAATGTCATTCTCTTTGACGTAAAGTTTACCATCAGGACCTGGTACAATATTCACCGACACACGCTTCTCAGTACCAGGTTTATAATTTGGTCCATACCCCACAATATACATGCTATTTGTACCATATACTTTTGCTGGCGGTAATTCTTCACCATAAGTTGCAGTTAATTGCAAAATTGGTTTCTTTTCAAGTAGTGCTTCTAGTTCTTTTGTAGGAAGTTCATCTTGTTTATAAACAATTTTTTCTTTAGCCTGTTTATAACCTTCAGCGCCAGCCAAAAAAAGGCCTGAAATTCCCAGGCCTTTTAAGAAGTTTCTGCGTACAGAATTACTCATTTTGTTTCAGATAAACCAAGGTAAAGGGCTTCAAACTCCGAATCTTCAGTCACTTCTTCTTGGAAAGATTGTTTGTGATGAGTCTTAGCAAGTCGATTCAAAACCTTTTTCGGAATCTTATGTGCATCATACAATGCACCAATGATATCTTTGA